AATTACCTGGCAAACCGCCTGCTTATCACCCTGTTCCCGCCTAACAGTGCGTTTTTCAAATTGGAGGTTGATGGCCTCGCGTTGCGCATTGAGCAGGCAGGGCCTGAGATTAAAACCGAACTAGACAGCGCGCTGGTAAAGGTTGAGCATGCAGTGATGCAAGTAATGGAGCTGGCCAATGGCCGCGCCTCATTGCACGAAGCCTTTAAGCATTTGCTCGTCGGCGGCAACGCCCTGCTGTACGTCTCCGAAGAAGGAATACGAGTTATCCATCTGGATCGTTATGTGCTTGTGCGTGACCCTATGGGCCACGTCACTGAGATTGTGGTTGAGGAAGAGGTCTACCCAGAGGCCCTTCCCACGGGATTCATCGACTCGGAGGAGGATTATGAGGACGATGAATACGACGAAGACGAACCGGCGCAGCGGACGCTGAAGATTTACACCTGCGTCAAGTTCTACGACGGGCAGTGCCACTGGTATCAGGAGTGCAAAGGGCGTGAAATCCCAGGCACTCATGGCATGAGCTCTGAGGAAAACAGCCCCTGGATTCCACTCCGCTTTGATCGCACGGACACCGAAGAGTACGGTCGCTCATACGTTGAGCAGTACTACGGCGATTTGCTGGCGTTGGAGTCGCTGTATCAGGCAGTTTTGGAAGGCAGTGCTGCCGCGGCCAAGATCCTGTTTTTGGTCAATCCCAACGGCACCACTCGCCCGCGCACGCTGGCCAGTGCAGCCAATGGCGCGATTGTGCAGGGCAATGCCCAGGACGTCACAGTCATTCAGAGTCAAAAGGGGCAAGATCTGCAGATTGCAAGCGCAACGATTGACCGCATCGAGGGTCGTTTGCAGTTTGCGTTCATGCTTAACACTGCAATTCAGCGCCCAGGTGAACGTGTGACAGCGGAGGAAATCCGCTACATGAGCCAAGAACTAGAGGCGTCAATTGGCGGCCTGTATTCCATCCTGACGCAAGAGTTGCAGCTGCCGTTGGTGCGCAGGCTGATGCACATTTTGAACAAGCAACGCAAGCTGCCTGCTTTCCCGAATGGCAGCAGCGGCGAGCCACTGGTCAATCCAAAGCCTGTGACAGGTCTTGAAGCCATTGGCCGCGGCGATGACCGCAACAAGCTGATTGAGTTCATCACAGCAGCCCAGACCACACTTGGCCCTGAGGTGATGATGCAATACATCAACGTCGATGAAGCGCTGCGACGCCTGGCTGCCAGCGGTTCGATTGATACAACAAACTTGGTTAAAACAAAAGAACAGCTACAACAGGAAGCGGAAGCTGCTGCACAAGCGCAGCAGCAGTCAATGGAGCAGCAACAGCTGATGGACATGATGAAGTCCCCAGCCGCTGCACAAATTGCCAAGAACTACACCCAACCAGGAGCTACCTATGGCCCCCAGTTCACGGAAGAAGGCGGAGTCCCCGGACCCCAGCCCAACGCCCTCCCAGACGCAGTCGGAGGCGCCGGAATCCCTAGTGGGCCCGCCGGCATCGCCGGAGGCGCCGGCTGAGTACGAAGTTATTCAGATTGGCGAAGTCCCTGAGCGCAAGGTTGTTGAGGTAGAAAAGCCTGTCGTCACTGTTGATGACGACGGCGTTATCCAGATCAAATAAGGAGAGCACATGCCTGAAGCAATCACCATCAAAAGTGATCCCGCACCCGCAATGGCGCCTGATCAGGAGCAAGCTCCTGAAGGCGATATTCAGGTACAGGGCGAGGAGCCACTTCTTGCTGGCAAGTACAAAACCGTTGACGATCTGGTCAAGGGCTACAAGGAGCTCGAAAGCGAGCGCAACCGCCCGGAGCCAGAGCCCGAGGCAGTTGCTGAGGAAGCAGAGCCAGCCGAGCAGTCCGACGATGCTCCCGATGCCAATTCTATCTACGGGGAATACATCGGCTCACGCCTGACTGAGGCTGGAATTGACTTCCAAAACATGAACAGCCGCTGGCAGGAAACTGGCCAGCTGTCTGACGACGACTACAACGAGCTCGGCAATGCTGGCTTTGGCCGTGACATGGTCGACGCCTATCTGTCTGGCTTGCAGTTCCAGCAGTCGCAGGACTCTGCGCTGGCTGCACAGCAAGTCATGCAGATCAAGTCTGAGTTTGGCGGCGAGCAGGCCTATCAGGACATGATCCAGTGGGCTGGCGAAAACCTGTCAGAAGGCGAGCAAAAGGCTTTTAACAAGTCGATTGCTTCTAGCGACATGGACCAGGTCCGCTTTGCAGTTGCTGGCTTGCAGAGCCGCTACTCATCACAGACCGGCGTCGAGCCGCGTCTTGTCGGTGGTCGCTCCTCCCGCACTAGCGAGGCCAAGTTCGAGTCAACAGCTCAGCTGGTCGAAGCAATGCAGGATCCGCGGTACAAGACAGACCCGGCATACCGAAGAAAGCTGGAGGAAAAGCTCTCTCGGTCAAACGTCTTTTAAGATGTAGGTCGAGCATGAAGAGGGGCCCCTGGTTTACCCAGGGGTTTTTTCTTGGGTATATTTCTGTTACCTAGACCCTCTCACGGAAGCTCTGGCCCTCTGCGGAGGACACCCTTTGTGAAGGTGGTGGTGACAGGTAGTAAAACCTATTAGACACAAACTGTGGCTAACTTCACCGCTTCCAGGCTTGGCCTGGTCAACAACACTGGCACTGGCTACGACGCACTTTTTCTGAAGGTGTTCGCAGGGGAGGTACTTTCTGCCTTCCGTAAAAATACAATCTTCGAAAATCTGCACGTCAGCCGCACTATTGCATCAGGCAAAAGTGCACAATTTCCAATTATTGGCCTTAGCTCAACTTCATATCATACGCCTGGCACACAACTGACAGGTAATGCCATCAAGCACGCAGAAGCAACTGTGCTGATTGATGACAAGTTGGTGAGCAATGTCTTCATCGCAGATATTGATGAAGCCAAGAATCACTACGATGTTCGCTCTGAGTATTCAACTCAGATGGGTAATGCTCTGGCCTACACTTTTGACCAGAACGTTGCAGCAATGATCGCCAAAGCTGCTCGTACCACTACGAACTTCAACACTGACCTGCCTGGTGGTTCTGCGGTCAACATCACTCCTTCCTCTTCTAACAAAGCAAACATTACGGGCGCACAACTTGCGACCGCATTGTTCTCTGCTGCGCAGAAGATGGACGAGAATTCGGTCCCTGAGGATGATCGCTACTGTGCATTAGCGCCCCGCGAATACTACAAATTGGTCCAAGAAACCAATGTGATTAACCGCGACTGGGGCGGTCAAGGCGCGTATGCCGAAGGCACTGTGCTGAAGGTTGCTGGCATCACGATTGTTAAAACCAATCACCTGCCAACTACCAACCGTTCAGCAGCTACCGGCGAAAACAACAACTACGCCGCCAACTTCACTAACAACGTCGGCCTGGTGTTCAACCGCCAAGCTGTCGGCACTGTGAAGCTGATGGACCTGAAGATGGAGCAAACCGGGGCCGACGTGCATGCTCTTTACCAGGGCACGTTTATGGTCGGATCCATGGCTTGTGGTACAGGTGTACTACGTCCTGATTGCGCAGTTGAGATCACTTTCAGCTGACCGTATCCTGAAGGGGCCTACGGGCCCCTTTTTTATTGGAGACCACCATGCACAAGAAAGGTTCTAAGGGCCACAAAGGTGGCAAAGGCGGCAAGAAGAAGGGCTACTGATGGCACCTAAAAAACGCGGCTTGTACGCCAACATTCACGCTAAACGCAAGCGCGGCGAGGCTCCTCGCAAGCCCGGCAGCCCAGGTGCGCCCACTGACAAAGCGTTTCGCGATTCAGCAAAAACAGCCAAAAAGAAAAAGAAGAAGTAACCCATGGCACTCACTCGCACCAGCTTTTTAGAGGCCGTCAATCGCGTCCTGCAAATGCTGGGCGAGGCGCCGGTCAACAGCCTGCAAGGTCAGTTTGGCCTGGCTAAGCAGGCTGAGGATTCGTTGAACGATGTCAGCCGCAAGATCCAAGCAGAGGGCTGGTCGTTCAACACTGACTATGAAGTGACGCTGCAGCGCAACACCAGCAACGAGATCCCTGTTGGCGCCAGCGTTAGCCGTGTCGTCGTCAGCCCTACGGAGTACCCGGACTACGACGTCATCCAGCGTGGCGCAAAGCTGTATGACCGCCGCCGGCAGTCGTACACGTTTACGGAAGATCTCAAGGCTGATGTCACGTCCCTGCTGACCTGGGATGACCTGCCTGAGCATGCGCACCAGTACATCATGATTAAGGCTGGCCGGCAGCTGCAGGAAGCAATCCTGGGCAGCGGCGACCTGACCAAGATCAACTTGACCCAGGAGCTTGAGGCACGCAGCCAGTTCCTAGAGGAAGAGACGACCAAGAGCGAGCACAACATGCTGCGGGGCAATCCCAACATGACTAGCGCTCTAAACACCTACCTGCCTAGCCGAGCCCTCCGCCGCATCTAGTCATGCCCCTAATTAGCAGCTCAATCCCGAACCTGATTAACGGGGTTAGCCAGCAGCCGGCTGCATTGCGATTGGCATCGCAGGCGGAGTCTGTCATCAACTGCATGTCGAGCCCCGTGGAGGGCTTGAAGAAGCGGCCGCCGATGAATCACCTCGCCCGCATGTTTACGGGCAGCGCAGGGTCCAGCAGGCCCTTTACGCACATCGTCGACCGTGACGGCACTATTCAGTACATGGTGCTGATCCAGGACGGCGCTATCAAAGTGTTTGGCCTTGATGGCTCGGTCAAGACAGTCAGCACGCCAGACGGCACCAGCTACCTAGACGTCACAGGCGAACCCAGCGAGCAGTTCCGCGTTGCGTCGATTGCCGACTACACCTTCATTGTCAACCGCGAAAAGACGGTTGCCATGAACACGTCGAGCCTGTCGTACAACTGGGGCACCAAATCGATGGTGTTCATTAAGTCGGCCGACTACGACACCACCTACCGGGTCAACCTCAACGGCACGGTTAAGACTCACACAACTGGCGGCACCAGTGGTTCTGCGCCAGACACCATCACTATCGCCAACGACCTGGCGACAAAGCTGAACACAATTAGTGGGTTTACAGTCACAAACGACGACTACATCATCCGAATTACTAAAGATGATGGTGGCGACTACACGCTGAGCAGCAGCGACACAGCGACTGCAGCGTCGACATCGGCCATCAAAGGCACGGTCAACGACATCACGGACCTGCCCACAATTGCTGAGCACAACTTTATTGTCGAAATTCAAGGCTCAGCCAGCACCAGCTTTGACGATTACTACGTCCAGTTCGTCGCGTCTGCTGGCAGTGGCTTTGGCCCTGGCGTGTGGCGAGAGACCGTAGCGCCAAACATCCAGTACCTGTTTGACACC